GGCCCCATGGTGGATTACATTGGCCGCTGTGCCTGCCGCCAGAGCCGTGAATAGCTCCGTCGAAGTCGATGAAGTGCCCATCGAAATGTTTGCGGCATCACACGCAGTAGTGATGTAAACAATAATCTCAGTGATTTGACTGTTTGCAGGGACCACGATTCCTGTATCAGCCGCTGTAGTGGACTGAGTCCAGCTTGCAGTCTGAGCCATTTTGACAAAGCCAACATTAGCCTTGTCGGTGCCTACTGTAGTGCCAGTAGTGTCTTTGATTGTTCCAGCCTTAATAGGGCCTGAAAAAGTAGTAGTAGCCATTTGAGTCTCCTGTCTTGGCAAGTGTCAGTTAAAACTGTCAGAAAGACCTTGTCATCATAGACTTACTCGCAGGCAAAAAAAAGGGCCCTTTCGGGCCCAATAAGAGGAGGCTCTGTAGGAAACCTCATCTTGCAGTTTAAGCGCCCTGCGATCCGTAGATGCCGCGCCAATCTGAGAATCCGAACGAATAACGCTCTCGCGCCTTGTATCGGATGTTGCCAGTTGAGAAGTCTGGCTCCATAGACGTCTCCATCGCAGTACGCTGGAACATCTTCAGGCCCTCACCGGCTTCGGTGACAGACGTGAGGATGAAGAATGCGTCGGGGTCAGTCAGGTAATGGTTTACCGTATAACCACCGGGCAATACACCAGTGTTGCGGATGGCGTTGATGTCGTTGTCAGCCGTACCAACACGCTGTTGCGAGTTGAGAATACGGTCAGCGACGAACGTCAACTGAGGTGGAATTACTAGCTTGGTCGCTTGTACCGAGATAGTCAGACCACGATCGTCAGTGAAAGTGCTGATATCAATCAGCGCGTCTTCCAAAGAAGTCTCGTTGAGGTCAGACATGGTAGTTGCGCGATTTGCTAGAGTGCCGCCACCTGCCAATGGGTGTGCTGTAGAGATCAAAGGTTGACCGTCACCACCAGCGAAGCTTGTGTTGAATGCGTTGTTCAAAACATCCGCACCCTTAACTTCTTTGGTGTTAGCCATTGAACGAGCCAATGCCTTGACGTAACGACGACCCAATGAGTCATACAGGTTATCTTCGACAGCTTCGTCAGTAAGCGAGAACGCCAGCGCGATAGTGTCGTGTGTGTAACGAGCCGTGAAGCCTTCAGTTGCAGTGTCAAAAGACACACCCTGACCTTCAGTCTTGACAGGTGCACTGCCAAAACCAGTGATCAGAACTTCTTCTTCAAAAGCACGTTGCGAGTCTTCAATTGAGAAGATCTCCTCGTACTCACGGTCGTAAGTGTCGTAGGACATCCCGAACAGGGCGTTGAGGCCGGGTTCAAGCTCCTTCGCTAATTGTGCGCGTGAAATAGCCATCTAATTAGCCTCCTTATGCTAGACCAGCAGACTTAACACCTGCGATGTGGTTTTGAATAACCACCATCACGTTAGTGTTAGCGTTTGCTACGTCATCGTTGTCGGGGTCTTGACTGATGTCGATGGCCTTGAGTGGCAACGTAGTGGTGGTAGCACCAGTCGTCACGTCAAGCTCCATGTTCGATCGGCCAGAGCGAGTGTCGCCAGTGGTTGACTGATCAACAATGTCAAAGTTACCGAACAAGTCAGCAACTGGGAACGTGTCGTCAGCTTGAACCTCGAAGACAACATTTGGATCATCTACTATGAACGCAATGATGTCGTCAGCGGCGATAGAGCCGGGGTAGTAGTTAGAAAAAACCTGCTCAGAAGTAGTGGGGTCCGTATACTGACAGCCGTTGAACACGCCAACGACAGGAACAGTAGAGGAAGCGGCCGCACGAGATACAGTACCGCCAGTCAATTGCTTGACCAAGTCACCTTGGAAAATAGCACCTGACTGGTTGTTGGCGATACGGTAACGTGATTGGCCACCCGAGTAGGGAGCTCCACCCATCATGTGGGCAGGACGAAGTCCAAAAGCGGCGTCTTTATTAGCCATGGATCAATCTCCTATTGCTTGCCAAAGGTTACACGGCTACTGCGGCTAGGATCGTATTGAACGTATCGAGAATCTTGCCTAGTCTCATTGAACATATTGTTGTCCAATGCGTCCTTGGCTGTTTCGGCCTTATCAGCGTAATAAGCTGTACGCTGTTCAACCATTTCCTCGGGTATCTTTGCCAACAGTAAGCCCTCGTTATATACGACGCCTTCGTGTCGACCGTTATCCATGGTAGGTAGTTCAAACTCGGGAGGAAGGTCGGTTCCACGAACCAGTTCCCATCCTTCACGAATACGACGCGAGACATTAGCCCGGTCTTCCTGTCCTAACATTGACTCTCTGATCCATCGGTAAACGTAACCGGGAGGAGCAGGTGGAGTCTCTAACTTTCGCACTGGACGCCATACTTTTCGCCGAGCCTGATTATCGTGCGCTCCGCTTTCACGCGAAGAACGGGGGTTCTTTTGTTCTGCCATTACCTTGCCTCTCTTTGAGCTACTTTCTGTTTCTCTTTTGCCACAGCCTTGAGCCAAGCTTCCTCGGTCATGTTGTGTGGTTTGAGACCACGCAATCGCTCTAACTCACTAGAAGTGAACTGAACACCGTTCTTTTTGCCTCGTGTTTGTGGCCGACCACTTGGTTGGGCGGACGCAACTCTTTGCACGGCGGGTTGCTTAGTGTTTTGTTCGACGGTCTCTGTACTGGCTTCCTCGCCACTACTAAGATTAGGGTAAACCTTGCGGACTCGTGAATCCAGTGCCTGATAATAATCATCAGAATCTGGCTCATAGCCCTCATTGATCAAGTTGTAATGCGTAAAATATGCAAACTGAGTGGCCTGCAAGTTTTCTTCGTCTGACTGATCTCCATACCACGGGTTTCTGCTATGCCAGTCTTTCGCTTCTGGAGTCGGATCGGGAGCAGCGGCTTGTTGAGGCGCTTGCTCCGGTTCATAGGTTTGGTAGTTTTCTTGACCCTGCGACTGCACAGGCTGCTCTGCGGCTTGACGTG